CTCTAGCTATTAATTTTATAGGATGTGTTATAGGGTCAGCTAAACCTCTAGCTATAATTCTTAATTGTTCTTCACCAATAACTTTTGTAGTCCAAGCTGGTTTTAGTAAAGCTAATGGCTTAAATATTGTTGAATAGTAACCATCAAAGAAATTTGTTGCAGCTTGTGATTTAGGGTCTAATATATTTTTAAAATTACTACCAACTTTTTTTTGTAATATTTTACTAGCTTTTACAACACGCTTAGGGTCAGGTAAGTACACATTAAAATTTTGTTGACTTTCAAACAATGCTTGATTTAGTTGTTTAAAATCAGGATTTTTTTCTAATACTTCATCAGATGCGTTTAACAAAGCTCTGTCTGACATTCTCATAGTATTTCCTGTGCTGTCAATACCATACTGACCTAAGTTCATTTCTTTAATTATTTCTACATCTTCAAAACTTTCTTTAGCTTTTTTAGATAAATAACCTGTAGCATCATCTAGTAAATCCCCAGTAACTCCAGCCTCTTTTAGTGCTGGTCTATATACATTTTGTAAGAAGTTAGACACAACTCTTTTAGTTTCTAGTCCTGCATCTTTTGCATACAAAGCATCCATAAAATCATTTATCATTGTTTTTCTCGCATCTGCTTTTACACCTGCATTTAACAAAAAGTTATGTATATTTTTTAATGCATCAGTTCTAGATTCTGGTCTGACATCAATTTCTGTTCCATAAAGTTGTGCAAACTCATTTCTAATTTTTGCAAAAGTTGTATTTTTTCTTATTTGTGGAATCACACCTGGGTCATTTGCAACTCGTAATATGTTTTCTTTGTTAATAATTCCAGACATTATATCTGCACCACCATCCTCAAAAGACAACTGTGGATTTTTTCTTTTAGCTAATCTAATTTCATTCATTATGTCAGCATTTAATTGTGTTTTAGTATGTGACATTAAAACATCTGGGTCATCACCTACTTGCCATAATACTTTTTTAAAGTTAGTACCATCAGCACCTTGCAACCAAGCATCAGCATCTTTTGCAAAGACTTGCCTAATACCATTTTTTAACAAACCTTGATTTTCTACAACTTCTACACCACCTTTAAAAGTTTTAGATGCTTGTCTAATTTTAGAAATACCAAGTGTTGCATAAGTAGATGGGTCAGCAAATATCTGTAGTACTGCATCTAAGAAACCTGTCATAGTATTGTACATTCTTGTACCAGGTTCAAAGATGTCATCAAGAGGTTTAAATAAAAATCTACCAGGAGTTACTATTGGTTCTAATCCTGCTTCTTCAAACTTTCTTGCTCTTTCACCAACAAACTGTATATTTTGTGTTTGTGCTTTTTTTGCATTTGCATATATTTGCTCACCCAGTACATTGTTCATTACATACTCTCTAGCAATAACTGGGTCTATTCCTTTGTCAATTAATTCTTTAAATTCATCAGTATCTTCTGGTTTTGTTGTATCTAAGAAAAAACCTTTACCAATATCATATGCTTGACCATTCATTTCTGCTTTTAATACTGGCGTTAGTTGTGCTGTACCCTCACTTGCTGTTGACCAAGCATCTGAAAAACTAGCACCTGTCTGTTGTTTATACTCTAAAGCTCTAGCTAACTTAGGTGTTGTTGCTTCCCAACCAGAATCTATAAGTAAATCTAGAGCTTGTACAGTTCTTTTACCCATAGCTTTTGCTTTTTCAAATAAACTTTGTTTTAATTTATTATTTGATTTTTCTTGTTGTATTGCATTTTTTGTAGCAATCTCTGCAACTCTAGGGTCATCTGCAGATAATCCTAATTTAGTAAGTCCTACTAATAAAGAACCATTAAGTGATGGGTTAGCGTATAACATTTGCGAAGCTCGTTGTGCTTCTTCTTCAGTTATAGTAAAACCTTTACCATACTTTCTTTTTCTCTGTGATAGTTCTAGGCTGTTATCTTCAAATATGTTGTCATCTAAAAAAAGGTCAAAGTCTGCCATATCATTGATTCATTAAATTTAATACTGCAGGGTCATTTGTCAAAGCATAAACTTCGTAAAGCAACTGATTAACATCTTGTGTTTGCTCTGGTCCTACACCTGGACCAAAAGGTAATCCTGATGTTACTGGCTCTGTAGGTCTTGCTGTACCAGAAAAAACATCAATGTCAGGTGTTTGTTGTGCTGGTCTACCTGGTGCTGTTGGTAAAGTATCTTTAGGTAATGGAGCAGCCTGTTGTTGCTCTGTTAAGTCTTGCTGTTCGCCATAATCCATACCAGGTATTCTACGAACTGCCTGTGTGTTATCTTGATAGTTTCTCGCTGGTGGTGGTACATTTAAACCTCTGTTGCTAGAACTTCTCGTTGCCATCTTCATTCTCCTCGTTATCATAAAACATAAATGTAGAACTTATAATCATATAACCAAAAGGAAAAGCTAGAGGAGGCATTTGGTCATGATATATTTTAGATACATCTTCAGCTTGAAATATTATATTGTCACCAATTTCATCTAGTTCCCCTAATGAATTGTGAACTATATCTGCAAAATCTTTATTTATTGACACTACCCACCTAATCCTTGTAATAATTGTGCTATGCCTGGTGGAGCACCCTGTGGTGGTAGGGAAGCTCCTCCAAGCAATTCTTGTTCTGCACTTGGTATTTCTGGTTCTTCTGCAGTAAAGAATTTATCCAGTATGCCTTGCATATTGTCTGGATTTTTTCTTATCTGCACAATAGCCATAGTAGCTTTGCTATCTCCTTGTTGTGCTTGAGCCAATAATGTATCAAATAAAACTTTGTCTGCTTTTTCTTTTGTTATTCTACTATTTACCATAGTTAAATTATCTAACCCATCAAGATTTTCTTGTAGTGTCTGTGTGTCTATGATACCTGCTTGAAGTAATTGCAGCCCTGTTACAATTTTCTGTGGCTCATCATATCCAGCCATAGCTCCATATACTCTTCTAGTTTTATATGCACCTTGTATATCTTTATTAGGGTCATATTTTTCTGAAAAGAATTGATTGCTATAGTAACCTGATAAATCTTTTGTACTACCACCATACATTTTTTCATCCCACTCTAATCTTTTAGCATCAATCATCTCTATAGCATCTGCCATAACTGTGTGATACTCTCTAATCATAAGTGACATACTTGCACCTAGTTCTTCTAATCCTCTACCAGTTGCAAAACTAAGTGGAGATTGTGAATCATCAGATACAGGATAAGAACCACCAACACGAAGTTGTCTTTCTATTCTGTCTATTTGTTGAAATATTTGATAAGGAACATTTGATGCAGGTTTACTAACTTGTGTACCTGGAGCTAAATAGTTTACAGCAAATCTACCTTTACGATATTGTCCTGATTCTATTTCGCCTGATATGTTAGTTTCTGTAAATACTGCATCTTCCATAGCTATTATTGACATCACATTAATCTTTGCCATAGAAGCCATAAGCCCTATGATTTGGTCATACTGTCCTTGCAATCTGTCAAAAGCAAATTTCTTTGCAACAACAAATGCAGGTCCACTATCTAGTGGATTTGGTATGAAGTCAAGAATAGTTGCAGAAGTCATGTGAAATACATAAGTTCCTTCTTCGTTATAGTACTCTGCTATTAAATCACCTTCGCCATTTGAATTAGCCCAGCTACCATTATAAGAATCTGTGTAAGCAGATGCATAAGCACTACCAATACCTAATGTATTTACTACATCTTTTTTCATTATTTTGTCAGCAAACTTAGGATATACTTTGGCTAGTGATTGTTTAGGTACTCTTCTTATAATTGCCATTTCTTTTGGTTGTTGGTCTGCACCAAAGTAACCAGGAAAACAGTTGTAAGGGTCACGAAGTTCTGCACAAGGATATGGAGTACCATCAGGTCCTTTTTTCTCTCTAATAACCCATACAGCAAAACCATAACCAGGTAGCCATCTACCTACTTGTGGCATTTGTAAATCTAATTTTTGTGTGTCATCATATGAAGTTACAATACGAGCTATCTTATCTGCTTTAGCTCTAGCTCTATCAGAATCTTTATTGTTAGGTACATCTACTTTTAAGTTAGGAATACGACCAATCTTTTGTGATAAGTGTTCTAATCCTGACATCATTAAGTTAGGTACAGGTATTTGATAATCTTCAAAACCTTTTAGCTGGTCTCCAAGCAAAGCCATAATACCATCAGGTCCACCATTCATAATTGCACGAATACGACCT